AGGACGCAGCACCCAGGACGCAGCACCCAGGACGCAGCACCCAGGACGCAGCACCCAGGACGCAGCACCCAGGACGCCGGAAAGCTGGCCAGCCTAGTAAATATGGGGGTTTCGAGGTTAGCAGGCACTAACCTTTGCCTGCAGCACGTCGGCCGAATCTAGGAAAATGCCTGATTTTTCAAGGATTTACGCGCAAAGCGTATTTTGGCCAAGGGACCGACGGACGTAACCTGTTGATTACGCTCCAAAACGGGAATTCCGGTTTTCGCCAAAACCCCTTCCAGCTTCAATTTTGTCAGCAAATTTCGATTTTCCAGGCGACCTTCGAAGCCGGCCACCAGTACGGTTCGACTTTGCTCTGCCTCGTCGTCAGGCGATCGCAGACCAGCACGAACAAGCCGCTGTCAAACAGGACGTGTTGCGGCGGCTTCAGGTAGCGGACGATCTTTCCGTTGGAGAGTTTGGCGACGATCATGTGGTGGTAGGGTTGCTGGCCAATACCGCAGGGCACCGTTACTGCCGAGGGTGGTGTATCTGCAAACCAGGCACCTACCCGGCTTTCCAGTTGACTCCCTATTCGGGCGCCCTGTGGTATTGGCTGTTGGTGGCAGGTAGTGGGCGCAGACACCTTTGTGTACACCCTGTCGGCTCAGGTATGGCCGACCGCCCCGCAACCTTCCCGTGTTCAATGTCGAGTGCCCAGGCACCCCGGAAGGCAATCTGCTACTACGCTAACCCTGTTCGCTTTCCGCCACCAACAGGTCGGCCGTACTGGTTTCCGAAAACCAATAACCCAGAAAAATAGGGTGATAGTTTCCAGTACGGCCGCCTCTTGGTCCTGCGCACTTACCCGACGCAGGTTAGGTTTCGAGCAGTGTGAACAAATATTCAAAAGTTCACACTGCCTTTTTCTTAGCAATTGCTACGCACTATTGAAACACACCCACCTATAGTTTTTTCCTAATCTGGAAATTTCCTACCCCCGGTCGAAAATACCCCCTCCCGGTCAATTTTCCGCGATCACGTCGAAACCTGACATGATGGCCTTGTCACCCAGGCAGCGTTGCGCAAAGTCGCACTCCCGGCATTCAGGGGAAAGATCAGTCCGGAGCATGATCGGCAGGGCATTGTTGCGCTTGTTCAAGACGCTGGCCGCCTTCTCCAATTTCCGCGCCAAGCCTGACCGCACATTGGCTTCGCCGCCTGTCCGGTACCCACCGGAGATTTGGTTCAGGGTGCCAACAGTCGTGCCGGCCAGATCAGCCAGTGCGGCTTTCTCGTCCTGGCTGGCGGCGTTCATCCAAAGGCGTAGCTGGTTCATGGTTCGTGTGTTCGCAGGGTCTTCAACGAGATATAATTTAACACTTGCTATATTTTCTAGCAAATGCTAAAACCTATATCAGATGGTATATGATGCCATCTACATAAACCGCAAGGAGTTGACCATGCCGACGATTTACGAGATATGACGCGACAATCTGCGCACTATAGTTGAACAACGAGGTGCGACCAGTGTAGCGAAAGCCTGTGGATACCAAGGGCCTAGCTACATTAGCCAGATGGCCGGCAAGAACCCAACTCGCCCGATCACTGAGGACAACGCGCGCAAGTTTGAGAAGGGGCTTGGCCCGGACCTGTACTGGCTAGACCAGGAACGCGACAGCTTCGGAAACCCGATCGGCCGGCAGAATTCCCCTCCCCCGGTATCGGTGGTGCCGACCGCGGAGAAACCTGTTGAGCGGGAAATCCCGTTGACCATGTTGGACATGGACCGCTTCACGCGATGTGCCGCGATGGTAAAAAGCGCTGCCGAAAGGGACAAAATCAGCATGTCGCAGGCGACGTTCACCGAAATAACCTCGCTGGCTTATGACGACTTTTCCAGAGACGGTGACGCGCTGCAGGCGTACATCGAACGGCTGATACGCCTCTCCAAATAGGGAAAGGAGGCCCGACTTGCGGGCCTTTTTCTCGTCCCGATATTTACACTTCGCTAAATTTTTGTTGCAAAGTTTTTTCGCGTTTGCTAAATTGGTAACTCGCTTCAAACAACCCGTTTTCATCAATCACCAAGGAGTATCAAATGTTCCCGATGTCCATCACCCTGAACGTCACCAACGCTGCCCAACTGCAAGCACTTGCCGCGATTTCCGGCGACGTGAAGATTGTCGAGTCCAAGGCCGCCGAGAAGCCGAAGGCAGAAACCGCAAAAAAGCCTGCTGCCACGGAAACTGCCTCTACCCCGTCTACTGCGGCGGCTTCCGATGCGCAGGAGAAGAAGGCCGAAGTCTCCGCGGCGAAAGTAATGACGGCTGACGAGCGCGGCGCCGTGGTCAAGGAAGCCATTGCCAAGTCCGGTCGTGATGCCGTCGTCGCCATGCTGGCAGAATTCGGTGTGAAGAAGGCCGGCGAAATCGAAGACGCTGCCACCCTGGCCAAGTTCGACGTGAAGTTGCAAGCCCTGGCCAAGTAACCATGTCCGCCGAACTGTCGCCGCTGTTCGCGGCAATCAAGGCGACCTACGCCGCCCAACCACCCTCCAAGCACTCTGTCTTGGGGCCGTCATCGGCCTACAAGTGGACCGCCTGCCCCGCTTCCATTGCGATGGAACAAGCCGGCGGCTACAAGGACAGCGCCGGGTCGTCCGCCCGTAAGGGTACGTTCCAGCACTTCGTTTCCGCGTACTGCCTGGAACACGGTCACTCTGCCGCCGAGTTCATTGGTCTGCAGGAAACAGTTGAGGGTGAAGACTTCACGTTTGACAAGGATATGGCCGAACTCTGCCAAACCTACATCGACACCGTTCTGTCCTACGTGGGCGACGACGGTATCCTGTTCGTTGAGCAGCAGTTGGATATCTCCTGGATCACGGGTGAAGAAGGCGCCGTAGGTACCGCGGACGCGATCATTGTCCGTAACGGCGAACTGATCGTCATCGACCTGAAGACCGGCCTTAACGACGTGGACGCAGTTGAGAACCAACAACTGACGATCTACGCCGCGGCGGCCCTGCGCATGTGGAACGAAGGCACGCTGAAGGCGCCTGCGGTTCAAATTTCCACTCCCCCGGTCACGGAATCCGCCCCCGCGGATGACGGCGACGATCTGCTGTAAGGAGAACCAACATGGAAATCAGCAATATCCGGTTGGTGATCAGCCAGCCTTTGTCCCGCAGCAAGCCGTCCGAAACAGACTTCCCGGTTGCCGACCTGGATAACGAAGTCAAGTTCCTGAAGGCCCGCGCATTTCACACCATGCAGGTCTGGAAGACCGAAAAGCCGGCCGCGTACTATCACCACCAGCACCCCGGCGAAAAGCAGTGCACGTACTGTAAGGCTAAGGTCGACTGCCAAAAGTACAAGGAAACCGTTTCGGAAACCGTCTTCAGCAATAAGGACGCGCTGGCCGGGTTCGACGTTCTGGACCTGACGGGTGAAGAACCCAAGCCCTACTTCCCGATCGAGCCGCATCTGATGGCCAGTTACTTCCTGCGGGTGCCGCTGATCCGCGCGTGGTGTGACGCGATCGAAGCCAAGGTGTTTGTGGCCGTCAAGAACGGTCAGATCACCGAGAAGCACGGGCTGAAGATGGTCGCCGGTAGGAAGGGCGCCCGCGCCTGGGATAACCCGGCAGAGGTTGAGGAAATGTTCAAGTCCATGAAGTTGACCAAGGACGAAATGTATTCCTACACCCTGATCACCCCGACCAAGGCTGAACAACTGCTGAAGGACAACCCGCGTAAGTGGGCTAAGGCTCAGAAGCGCATCACGCAGTCCGAAGGCGGCCCGAAGGTGGTTCACGTGTCTGACAAGAAGCCTGCAATCAGCACCGGCCCGAACGCCGACGGTATGGAGGAATCCCCTCCCCCGGCCGTCGAAACGGCAACTGCTGATAGCGGCGACGACCTGCTTTAGCACGCCTGTAGATTTAGCAATCGCTTAACTTTTTCAAGGAGTATTAAAGAAATGGCAACTGAATTGATTTTGAAGAACGTCCGCATCGGCTTCCCTGAGTTGTTTGAAGCCGCTGAGTTCAAGGGGTCGCGCGCCTATTCGGTCAAGGGTTTCATCGAACCGGGTAGCACGAACGACAAGATGATCCGCGATGCGATCAACGCCGAAGGGCTGGCCCGCTTTCCGAAAGAAGGAAAGTGGGAAGCCATGCACGAAGAATTCCGCATGGACAAGAAAGCCTACCCGTACATCGACGGCAAGCGGGTCGAGTTCAACCACCCGGAAGGCGCTTGGGTGCTGACCGCCCGCCGCCGTGAAGCCGATGGCCGCCCGATGATCATCGACCAGCGCAAGAACCCGCTGGCCAAGTCCGACGGCAAACCCTACTCCGGTTGCTACTGCAACGTGAAGGTGGAGATTTGGGCACAAGATGGCGAGAACAAAGGTATCCGCTGTTCGCTGATCTGCGTTCAGTTCGCCAAGGACGGCGACAGCTTCGGCGGCGCCAAGCCGGCCAACGACGACGGTATGGAAGTCCTGGACGACACCGGCGAAGACGGCGACGACCTCTGCTGATCAGCACCCCGGCGCCGCCAGTACGGGGCGCCTTTTTCAAGCAAGGAGATAACACATGGCACTAAAACTTATTCCGAACGCCGCCCTGTACCGCGTCGTTCTCCCCTCCGCGGACGACTTGGCCAAGCATCTGGCCAAACTGCCGCATGAAGAACTCACACCTTCCGCTGCCCGCGGTTCTGGTTTCGTCAACGTACCGTTTGGCGCCAACGAACTGGTCTACGACTTCGCCGGCTGGTACGCATTCTCCCTGCAGATTGACGAGAAGATTCTGCCGGGTAGCGTCGTCAATTCTGAAGTCCGTAAGTGGATCGCCTTCTTCACCGGGCAGGAAGACCGCAGGCCGGGTCGTAAGGCTATCCGGGAGGCAAAGGAACGGATTACCGCCACTCTGTTGGTAAAGGCTCTGGTCCGCACCCGAATCGTCACATGCCTGTACCAAGTAGAGAAGAACCTGCTGATCGTCCCGGCATTGGGCAAGACCCTCTGTGGTGAAGTGATGGGCCAGTTGGTCCGCGCCGTCGAATCGGTGAAGTCGACCACGATTCACGTTTCGGAAGTCAAGGGTAGCCTGACGACTCGCCTGACCAGTTACATGGTCGGTCACGACGTCGACGCCTTCGACAAGTTTTTCCTTGGCAACAAGGTCGTCCTGGTCGGTCCGAACGGCAAGTCGACGTTCGACCTGACAGAAATCACGGACGCCGCAGATGGGGTGACCGAAGCCATCACCAAGGGCGCACAAGTGTCGGAAATCGCGCTGGCCCTGAACGGGGTTCGCTTCCGCCTGACCCACGACTTTTTGTTGAAAGGCATCAAGTTTGAAGACAGGGTGATCGCCGAGCAGGAAACCGAAGACATCGACGAGGCAGTTGCCTTTGAGCATGAGGCGGCCTGCCAACTGCTGCTGGTTTCCAACGTGGTCGACACCCTCTGTGAAATGTTTGGCTACAAGCCGCCCGTCGAAGACGACGGTTCTGATCTGACCTGAAAGGAATATCCGTGAAACACAAATCCGCACTTTCGATGCTTGGTCGGGGTTCGCCACAAGGGCCTGCGCCTTCCGGGTACCGACGGCATCCGGTTCGCTCAAGTGACGAAGTAACCCACAACCCGCCCTCCACAGAGGGCGTTTTCCAGACCCCGGCACCGATCAACTTTCTCGATAGGAGTGTGCTGCGGGAAAAACAGCACGCCGGGGTCTGGAAAACGTAAAGGAGAAGTGAATATGATCCGCAAAACAACACCTCCGCCCTGCCCGCCACTCCGTCAACAGAAACCTGCACCTCTCACGAAGCGGGAATTCATGCAGCAGTACGTGTTGGCGCGGGCGGCAACGATGCCCGACACTCTTTCCGGAGTTGGTGCGGCAGAAGCCGCAGAGTTGGCATGGAACACAATCGAGAAGGCGTGCGCAGAATGACCTTCAAACTGCACCTTGGCGATTGCCTGGAAGTGATGCGTGGTTTGCCGGATATGTCCGTCAACCTGATCGCTGCAGACCTCCCCTACGGCACCACAAACATCGTGTGGGATGAGCGCCTGCCGATGGCCGAAGTGTGGAAGCAGTACAAACGACTTCTCGCCCCTGGTGGGTGTGTCGTGCTGTTCGGAAGCCAGCCGTTCACCTCCCACCTGATCCTGTCCAACCCGGAGTGGTTCAAGTACGAACTGATTTGGGACAAGAACAAGTGCGGGTCGCCGGGGCTGGCCAAGATTCGCCCCATGAAGACCCACGAAAACATCCTGATATTCGCCCCCGGAACGACGGTCTACAACCCGCAGATGGAGTCGGGCGAACCCTATTCCCGGAAGGCGCCCAAGAAGGCCCGGTGCAACCACCACGGGTACGGTTTCAGCAACACCGACGGGGTGGAAAATGAAGGTACCCGGTACCCAAAGTCCGTCCTGAATATCAGCCGGGACTTTTCCGCGCAACAGCAGGTTCACCCGACGCAGAAGCCCGTCCCGCTCATGGAGTGGCTAGTCGCAACCTACTCCCAAGCCGGCGACACCGTTATGGATAACGTAATGGGTTCCGGCCCTACCGGCGTGGCGGCCGTCCGGCTAGGCCGGAAGTTTATCGGCATCGAGCAAGACGCCAACTACCTGGAAATCGCCCGCCAGCGCATCACAGACGCCGCGGCAGAGGACTTGCTGTAATGCAGTCCCGCCTCCACTCCTTCATGGAAGCCTGGGCGGGTACGGCCATCGGGTTCGTACTCTCCCTGTGCCTGTCCGCAGTCGTCTACCCGCTGTTCGGGCACGCCTTCACGCTGGCGCAGAACTTCTGGATTACGACCATTTTCACCGTCGCGTCGGTCGCCCGCAGTTACGCGATCCGCCGACTGTTCAACAAAATTCACCGCACCAGCAAATGACTGACATCCTTTGGGCCGACACCGAAACCTTTAGCCACGTCGACATCAAGCGCGGAACCGATCGCTACTCCCGCGCCGCGCAGATCATGTTGTTCCAGTACGCCCTGAACGACGGCCCCGTGTCCGTGTGGGACCGGACAGCAGACCCCGTAATGCCGGCCGACCTGTCCGGCTATCTTGCCGACAACGACATGCTGGTGTATTTCCACAACGCCCGGTTCGACAAGTCGGTGTGCGACACCAACGGTTTCCATATCGCCCCCCACCGCCTGCGCTGTTCTATGGCGAGGGCCCTTGCCCACTCACTACCCGGCGGGCTGGACAAACTCTGCGACATTTTCGGCATCTCCGAAGACAAGGCCAAGCTGAAGGACGGCAAGGCCCTGGTAAAGCTGTTCTGCTGCCCGCAGGCGTTCAAGCACACCCTGAAGCGCGCGGACTTCGCCACGGCAAAGGAGTACAAGGCCGCCGTCGAGGCGTTACGGGAACAGTGGCCGGGTCGCGCGACTCGTCACACCCACCCGGAGGAATGGAAACGCTTTATCCAGTACGGGGCCAACGACATCGAAGCCATGCGCGCCGTCGTCAAGGCAATGCCGAAGTGGAACTATGGTGGCCCTTCGCCGGCCGCACGCCGCGAAACCGCCCTGTGGCACCTTGACCAGAAGATCAACCAGCGCGGCGTGCCGATCGACACTGCCCTGGTCGACGGGGCCATCGTGACCGCCGACCGCACGAAGGCGACCCTGGCGGAAGAAACCAAGGAACTGACCGACGGGACGATTAGCGCGACGACCCAACGCAACGCCCTGCTGGAACTGCTGAACGGGTACTACGAACTGAATCTCCCTGATCTGCGGGCCGCCACGGTAGAACGCCTGCTGAAGTCGGACGTTGACCTGCCTGCCGTCGTGGTTTCCCTGCTGCAGAACCGCTTGGCCGCGTCCAGCACGTCCGTATCCAAGTACGAGGCGTTCGCCAAGCTGACGGGTCCGGACGGCCGCCTGCGCAACACCCTGCAGTTCTGCGGGGCCATGCGCACCGGCCGGTGGGCAGGCCGCGGCGTGCAGCTACAGAATTTGCCCCGCCCGGTCCTGAAGAACAAGGCCATCCTCGCCGGCATCGAAGCCATCAAGTTGGACTGCGCGGACCTGATCTACGACAACCCGATGGAACTCCTGTCGTCCTCTGTCCGGGGGTGCATCATCCCCTCAGAGGGCCGCAAACTGGTGGTCGCCGACTTGTCGAACATCGAAGGCCGGATGCTGGCGTGGCTGGCCGGGGAGGAATGGAAGCTGAACGCTTTCCGTGACTTCGACACCTGTTTGGGCGAAGACGGCAACTGGTACACCGGCGACCAGATCAGGGATTCCGTTCTCGCCGGTAAGGCTATCCCGCTGAAGCTGGACAAGAAGGGGGAACCGACTCGCAGGGGGCACGACCTGTACGCCCTGGCCTACGCAAAGGCGTTCCGCATCACGCCAGAAGCCGTCATGGAGAACAAGAAGAACGGTGACGGCAGCATGAGGCAAATCGGCAAGGTGATGGAATTGGCCTGCTTTGCAGCGGATACCAAAGTAATTACCAGCAATGGGGTAAAGAACATCGTCGACGTCGAACCGGCGGACCTTTTATGGGATGGATCGGAATGGGTAAGTCACAAGGGGTTGGTAGAAAAGGGTGTCCGCCCGGTTGTACGTGTTGCCGGCATGAAAGTTACCCCCGATCACCAGATATTGACCGGAAATTCCTGGAAGCCGGCAGGGCAACTCGCTATGTCAGAAAGCACCCTCTGCCGAGCATTGGAGACAGGTTCGGAGAGCTTACGGTGCTTGGCCTTGAACGGGCGTTTCGGGGGGCTTGCAACTACGATATGGTCAGAGTCCAGTGTTCTTGCGGAGCGGAACCCCACCTCGTCTATGACTACAACTTGCGGAAAGGGAAATCGACCCGCTGCAACGTCTGTGCAAAGAAGTAGTCCGGGTATTGGAGAAAAGATTTTCTCGGGTATGCAAGCATTGTTCCGGATGACCATATCCGCCGGACGTTGCTTAACCGAATCCCTGCGTGCCTCAACAGATGCCACAACCCAAAGGACGCGGGCTACCCCAACTATGGCGGCCGAGGGATACACGTGCACGAACCGTGGCGCAAGGACAGAGGCGCCTTTCTTGCATACCTTGTCACGCTCGACGGTTGGTACAACGACGAACTTGAACTCGACCGAGAGGACGTCAACAAGGGGTACGAACCAGGAAACTTGCGGTTCATCACAAAGCAGGAAAACCACGCCAACCGTAGAAAAGTCCGCGATCTGCAAAAACGAATCGGGGAACTTGAACGAGAGAATTCGGACCTACGACATCGCTTACAGCGGGCCGAGGAATCGCTTTACCGTGATCTGCTCTGAAGGCGCCCTGGTCGTTCACAACTGCGGGTACCAAGGGTCCGTCGGGGCCTTCGCCACGTTCGCCATTGCCTACGGTATCGACCTAGACGACATGGCCCGTAACGCAATATCCGGCATCCCCGCCGATGTTCTGGAAGCCGCCGATAGGTCGTACAAGTGGGCCGCGGATTGCGGACGAGATTACGGCATGTCTGAACAAACGTACAAGGTGTGCTTTTCCTTTGTCCGCATGTGGCGTACCGCCCACGCCAGAACTTCCGCCTTCTGGCCGGCGCTTGAGAACGCGGTACGTTCGGCGATCCTCTCCCCGAACAGGGAGTACACCGTTGGGGTCTGCAAAGTCATCAAGACCGGGAACTGGTTGCGCCTTGTCCTCCCTTCCGGCCGAACGCTTTGCTACCCAGCGCCGCGCCTGGACGGAGAGAACGAAAAGATTTCCTACATGGGCGTAAATCAGTTCACCCGCCAATGGTGCCGCCTCCACACATATGGAGGGAAACTGGCCGAAAACGTGACCCAAGCCGCCAGCCGCGACGTGATAGGTCACTCCCTCCCGGAAATCGAGGACGCTGGTTACGACGTGCTGACGACGGTTCACGACGAGGACATCACAGACGCCCCGGACACCGACGACTTCACCGCGGAGCATCTTGCCGCGTTGATGGCCAGCAACCCGGAGTGGGCGAAGGGTTTGCCGCTGGCGGCGGCGGGGTTTGAAGACTATCGGTACCGCAAAGACTGATTTAGCAAACTATAAAATATTTGTTGACAGGTGGTTTAGCGATTGATAAACTGAGTTCATCTAATAACCAAACGCAAGGAGTAGCGAAATGCAAACAAAAAGGTGTTCCGCGTGCAAGGGTGAAAAGGCACTTTCTGAATTTGGTAATGACAAAACTGGAAAGTACGGTAAGCGGAGTTACTGCCGGCGGTGCATGTCTGAAAAGATGGCGGCGTATTACAAAAACAACCGTGAGAAGTCTCTTGAAACGTCGCGTGAGTGGAGAAAAAACAATCCGGAAAAGGTTAGTGCCTGGCGCAAAAACAATCCGGAAAAGGTTAGTGCCTGGAGGGCGGCCTACTACGAAAGTAACCGTGAGAAGATTCTTGAAAAGGCGCGTGAGTGGAGAAAAGATAACCCGGAGAAGGCTCGCGCCAGAGATGTACGCGCTGCAAAAAGTTATAGCGCCGAAAGGTCCACACTCGCGGCAGCATGGCGCAAAAACAATCCGGAAAAGGTTAAGGCTGTTAGCACACAACACAGTCGGGGTCTTTCAGATTGTTTTGTAGCTAACGCTTTGCGTATTCCCCTTGCCGAAGTCCCGAAAGACCTAATAGCCCTAAAACGCGAACAGCTACTTACTTTCCGCGCTGTTAAGCAACTCACAACCACGATCAAGGAGAAACAAAAATGAGCATCAAAGAGGTAATCCGTACTTCCGGTGACGTTCGCCGCACCCTGGCACAAACCATGACTGATATCCGCACCGGCGATCTGTCGGTTGATAAGGGACTTGCGGTAGCCGCCCTTGCTAAAGAGATTTCCACGTCGCTGCAGGTCGAAGTCAACGTAGCCAAGGTTCGTGTGGCAATGCTCAAAGAGGGGCATAACCTTGGCGAACTGACCGCTATCGGCAAGTTGATTATCGAAGACGCTGGCACCGTCCCTACTTTGTCGGGTGTTGAATGACCCCCCTATTCAACTACGCCCACTACCGCCGCCTGCAACTCCGCAACGCGGCGATCCTTGCCGGTCTGGATCAGGTAGTCCTGCCCGCCCTCCGCGGCGCCCTGGTCGCGTTCCTGGCGATCATTGCCTACGGTGTTGTCAGCCGGGCGGTCGAGGCCAACCAGGAGAGCGCAGACAACCGGGTTGCTGCCAAGCTGGCCAGTCAAGCCGCGTACATCAAATCACTGGAAGCCATTGTCGACCGCTGCACCTCCCCCGGCGACAACGTGATCACGGTGGACGGTGAAGTGGGGTTCTGCGGACTGACTATGACGGGCATTCGTTCGTCCTCAAATTGAGCAAAGAGTAAACGTGTCAGCCTATTACAACGAGATTGACCCCTACGCGGCCCAATGGTTGCGCAACCTTATCGCCGCCGGACATATCGCCGACGGTGTGGTAGATGAAAGGAGCATCCTTGATGTCAGCCCTGGCGACCTTGCCGGATTCACACAATGCCACTTTTTCGCCGGGATCGGCGTCTGGTCACACGCCTTGCGCGCCCGCGGATGGCCTGACGACAGACCCGTTTGGACGGGAAGTTGCCCGTGCCAGCCTTTCAGCATGGCCGGCGTGGGTAGTGGGTTTGACGACGAGCGGCACCTTTGGCCCTTCTGGCACTACCTCATTGAAAAGCGCCGCCCTCCGGTCGTCTTTGGTGAACAGGTTGAAGCAGCAATTAGGCACGGTTGGCTCGACCTTGTTCAAGCTGACATGGAAGGAATCGGTTACGCCTTCGCAGCGGCCGGTATCCCTGCTGCGGGGGTCGGTGCGCCGCACATCCGACAACGACTGTTCTTCGTGGCCGACGCCGCAAGCATCGGACCAGACCGGGGGTGGGCAACCAACGAGAGCGATGGGCGAAACACGCCACGGCAGCAATCTGAACGACTTTGCGATGCTGGCCGGTTGGGTAACAACAACAACAAGGGACTGGAAGGACTCGGGCGCGGACATCAAGCCGAGGGCGGACGGAACGGAGAGGTTCGACCAGTTGCCGAGGCAGGCGAACTTAGCCGGATGGCCGACACCCATAGTCGGTTCGACGAGCGCAGCAGCGCACTGCCAGATCAGCGGGCAGTGGCGGGAAGCGATGGAACCATGCAAACCGAACACGGACACCCCGGCCCGACTAACGGCCACTGGCGAGATTCTGACTGGCTGTTCTGCCGGGATGGAAAGTGGCGGCCAGTTGAACCCGGCACATTCCCGCTGGCTCATGGGGCTACCGCCCGAGTGGGACGACTGCGCGCCTACGGGAATGCGATCGTCAGCCAAGTCGCGCAAGAAATGATAGCCGCCTACCTAGCCGTTCGCCCATAGATTCAGCAAACCGTAAACAAGGAGCAATAAATTGATCGAAGAAGACATCGAAAACTACCTCTGCGAGTCGGTGAAAGCCGCCGGCGGCGACACCCGGAAAGTGGAGTGGGTTGGCCGCAAGCACGCCCCCGACCGCCGGGTGATGCACCCCAAGCGTTGCGCATGGGTCGAGTGTAAGGCCCCGAAGAAAAGCCCCCGCCCCGGCCAACTCCGGGAACATGAACGGATGCGCGCGGTGGGTGAAGACGTAGTGGTGGTTTCCACCTACGAAGAAGTTGATGCCTTTATGGAGACATTGAAATGACGTTTGAAGTCGAAAATGGTGATGGTGGTCCTGCCTTCCCGTCGGCGTACACACACTCCGACGGCCGCCGGTTCTATGAAGAAGGTATTTCTGTCCGCGACTACATAGCCACCCACGCCGGCCCTGGCGGCACCGTCAATCAGGTGGCAGGTGAAATAATCGCCGGCCGCGTGATGCCGAGCGTCGAGGACATCGAGGCGTACCTGGAATTCTGGTTTGAAGTCGAAGCCAAGCTGCGCTACATGCGTGCCGACGCGATGCTTCGGGAGCGTGCCAAATGACCCCCTCGGAAATTTACGCAATGAGCCTGTTTCTCGGCGGTGTGTTGGGAGCGATTGTCGGCCTAATCATAGGTGGCTACATCGTTCACGGCAGGGCAACCATCCGCTACCTCAATACCATCCGCTACCTCAAGACCATCCCCAAGCGCCTTTTCATCGGCACGTCCATGATCGGGTATTCGGTCTTCATTGCGCTGTTCGACGACAGCGAAGAAGTTGAACGCGAAAGTGCCTTCTGGTGGAGGGACAACCTGTGACCTCCAATCAACTGTCAGGTATCACCGCAGAGGTGAACGTGATCTGTGAAGGTACTGGCGTTGTCTGCCGATACGAGTACGACCGCAAGAAACACAAGTTCCAGTGGAACTTCTACCGGCGGGGTACTTTTGTCGGGGGCACCGCCCGTGAATCTGAAGTGCGCGCAAAGGCCAAGCGCCTTGTGCAGACAAGGGGGTAAGCATGCCTTTCGACCGTTCAACTGACCTCTGCAAGCGCAACCGGATGACGATGTTTTTCACGGTGGAAATCGCCTGCGGTATCGGCGACGTGTTCCAAAGCGCCAAGTACATGGCCGCCCGCGGGGTGCCGCTTGAAGTCGCCCGCCGGGTGCTGCTGACCCCTAACCGCAGGAGGGGGTGCAAGTGACCAGCCTCGCCGCCCAGATATCCGCTGCAGGCCAGTCGAAGCCCGCACGCGTGCGCAAGCAACGCACCCCAGAGGCCATAGCCAACTGGAAGGCATCCATTCGGGCAAACACGGTGGCCACGTACAAAGCGGCATTCGCGCACTTCGGCCGGCCGGCTACCACCGGCGAGATAGCCAAGTACCTGGGGTACTCCGCAAGTCAGGTCGGCCGCACGTTTCAGGACTTCATGGCGGATTACGTTAAGCACGTCGACACCCTGCCGACGAGTAACGGCAAGGGGCATTTTGTTTGGGAGTGGAAACATGCGCAGGAATGACATCACAGGCGATTCACTGACCACGAAGGCGGCGACCGACAAATTCAGGGAAGGGCATGATCGGATTTGGGGAAAGAAGCCCTGCGAACACGATTGGTCTTCGGATGGCGATCCCGGCCCTGGCGAAAACATGATATGTGATCTAGTAAACCTAGCAGCAACCCGAGCCGAGGAGAAACGAAATGAATAAATCGTTATTGGTGCGAGCCTTGATCGAACATTGCTTGTATTACACGCGGAAGGGTAAGAAATGAATGACCTAGTGGCACAAGCAAGAAAAGCATCGCTCGGGTACGGACACCACTCGTCGCTATTCGACAAACTCGCCGACGCTATCGAAGCGTTGCAAGCGGAGGTTGCCGCACGCGATCTGGCGATTAAGCAGATGCAGTCTGCAATCGAAGGGATGTTCGGCCCTACTAGCCAGTTGAGCGATGATCGTTTTGACAAACTCAGTGTAGTCAATGGGCTACAACCTTCCACCGAAGCCCTCGACGCTTATGTAGCTGAGAAGGTAGCAGCAGAGCGGGAGCGGTGCGCGAAAGAGGCCGAACGTGGCGAACGAAAGCTGTCAAAGACCGGAAAGGTTATTGCCGCTTCCATCAGGCGGGCCAATGGTGCCAGGGAGCCGTCTTGAAATTCACCCCCCGCGAATACCAGCACCTTGCCTCCGACTTTATTCTGGATACCCCGCGGTGCGCCCTTTTCGCCAAGCCTGGGATGGGTAAGAGTTCAACCACGGCACACGTCCTGGACTGCCTGTACCTCGGCGGCGAGAACTACCCTACCCTGATCATCGGCCCCCTGCGAGTGGCCCGCTACACTTGGCCGACCGAGTTTCGCAAGTGGGACGACTTCAAAGGGTACGACGTTTCCCCGATCATCGGGACCGAGAAGCAACGACTGGCCGCCCTCTCCCGCGACGTGCCGATCTACACCACCAACTACGAGCAGTTGCCGTGGTTGATCGACCACTTCGGCAGCAAATGGCCTTTTGCGAATATCGTCCCGGACGAGTCCACCAAGTTGAAGAACCTCCGGGCGTCTGTCCGGCCGAGTAAGGCCGGCCACTACATCCACAAGGAGAAGGGCGGTAGCAGTCGCGCTCTCGCCCTCTCCACGGTCGCGTTTCTCCCACAGGTAAAGCGGTTCATCGAACTGACCGGCACGCCGGCGAGTAACGGCTTGAAAGACCTGTGGGGCCAACTGTTCTACCTGGACAAAGGCGCCCGTCTAGGCCGGTGCTACGGGGCGTTTGAGGAACGTTGGTTTGAGCGGGTAATGCGGCACCCCCGAGACAAGTTCGGCGAGTTGCGTCCACGGGAGTTCGCGGAAGACGAAATCAACCGGAAGATCGCGGACCTGTGCCTTGCCCTGGACCCGAAGGATTGGTTCCCCGATCTGCAGGAACCCCTCCGCTTCACGGTGCTGGTCGATATGCCGGACAAGGCCCGCGCGCTCTACAAGAAGATGGAAAAGGAGATGTACATCGAAATCCAGAACAAGGGCATCGAAGCATTCACCGCCGCCAGCATGACCATGAAGTGCCGACAGCTTGCCTCTGGCGCGATCTACACGGACCCCGAAACGGACGAGTGGGCCGAAGTCCACGACGAGAAGTTACAGGCCCTTGAGGAAATCTACGGGGAATCCGGCGGGATGCCTCTACTGGTCGCGTACCAGTTCGTGTCCGACCTGGAACGCATGCTGCGGGTACTCCCCGACGCAGTGAACCTCGCCACGGACGCCGGGTTACGCCGGTTCATGGCCGGCGAAGCGAAGTACGGCATCGGCCATCCGCAGAGCATCGGCCACGGTTTCGACGGGATGCAGGACATTACCAACATCATCGTGTTCTTTTCCTCCGACTTCAACCTTGAATACCGGGAGCAGATCACCGAACGTATCGGCCCTGTTCGCCAGCTTCAGAGCGGGCACAACCGAAAGGTGCTGATCTACGACATTGTGGCGGAAGGGACGATCGACGAGGTTGTACTGGATCGCCTCAACCGGAAGTGCAGTGTTCAGGAGGCGCTTTTTGATGCCATGAAGCAAAAAAGTTTTGCCTAAAGATTTATACTTTGCTAAAGTTATATACGGTTTGCTAAACAGAGGTTTCCAAGAATGAGCTTGATTTCCTACAACGAGTTGTGCGCAATGGTACTGGCCGGGGTCGTATCGCCGGTCAAGCCGAAAGACATCAACGGTACCAGCATCGACGTGTACCTGGGCAACGAAATCCTGGTAGAGCAGTCAACCGACCGCGAACAGGTTGTCTCCCTCCGCGACAAAGACCGCCTCTCCACCCGCCGGGTTGATATCACGAACGGGTATTACGATCTGGCCCCGGGCGAGTTCATCCTTGCCCACACCGTCGAGAAGTTCTTTCTACCGGACGACATTTCCGCCGAGTTCAAGCTGAATTCTTCCGGCGCGCGTATCGGCATGGAAAACGCCCTGGCGACGTGGTGTGACCCGCACTGGAATAATTCGGTGCTGACCCTGGAACTGAAGAACCTCACGCGCTTTCACACGATCCGCCTGCACGCCGGTTGCCGCATCGGGCAGATGATCTTCCACAAGTCGGAACCGGTCCCTGCGAAGAACGGCTACGGTGTGCGCGGCCGGTATAACAACGACGAATCGGTTAGCGGGGTGAAGTCATGAGCGGCGATGAACCTATCTGCGCGTCTTGCTCCCACAAGGGCGGTCCAGGCGACGGACTTATCAGTGGGTCGTGCGCTAGGTGCGAGGACGGTAGCAATTTTGAGCAGTTGTACCCGGTACCTCCGGTCAAGCCAATCGCTTGGCCCGGTTCTACGTTAGCCAAGGCGCTATCCGAAAAACCGGAATACACCGGCAAGTCGGTCAGCTATTACCGCGTAAAGGTCGACAAGCCTACATCACCAGACCTGCCCCCATACACCGCAGAGTGCAACGATATCATCGAAGCCTTGGGCATGAACTACGCCGAAGGGAACGCATTCAAGGCTATCTGGCGTTCCTGTGCCGCGCGAAACCTCAATCTGGCCAAGGCCGGATACAAGGACGGGCTGTACGACGCGGAGAAGGTTGTTTTCTTTGGCGAACGCATGGTGGTTCAAGCGAAATGAGTTCCCTACTCTCCCAATTCTCCGCGGCGTCGAAGGCCGAACAAACCCCCGCCGACGGGCCGAAACAGCGATCGGGCAAGACCCGCTCTGAAGCCGTCCAGGAAAAGTACAAAGTGGCGTTTGGCAATGGGAACACAGTTGCTAAAGGTGCCGCCCTTCTCGGCATTTCGCACGTCGCCTGCCTGAACCAGTTTTACCGATATGAGAGCAAAAAACTCATGTCCCGGCTACCGGAACGTGACACCGAAACTGGGGGGCTGATCATCCGTTGGGGTGTTCCTGCTAAGGAGGTGAAGAAATGTTCCTAAATTTCCCACTTTCAGGGCCTTGGTGCGCCGCACAGGCCCGCCGCGCGGTCGTTTCGTACCTTACACTGCCCCTAGTTTTCTCGACTGCGTTCTGGTCAACCTGGGCGGAAGTCATAGAACCAACGTCATACCAACGGAATAATTAGTTCGGATTTCGTGAAAAATTACCACTGCTAAATACGTGCCCGGCACGTAACCTTTTGCGCTCAATAAATTCAGCACACGCTAAACATTGGAGAACATAAAATGCTAAACGCATTGAAAGTCTGGTACGCCCGCCGGCAACTTGCCGCCGCTGTCGAATACGAAGAAGAATGCCGCTACTCTGCCGAGTTCATGCGTACCCGGGTTATCCCTGATCTGGAAGCCAAACTCAAATCGGCTGAATTGTCCGCCCTCTGCGCCAAGGAATTTCGGGGCGTGAAATGCAAGTAACGGTTCTAGAGGAACACGGCCACGACCTCGCCCTGCGCGGGATGGCGTATTCGTTCAAAGACCGTGCGCTGGACACCGAAACGTGGTGGGACGCGCAGTGTCTGCGTGCCGCTAACCGGGCGCCACTACTGGCACACAAGGACGGCGGCCACAACAAGTTTTTGGAAAGTATCACCGTCTACCTGGACATCGAAGCGTGCCGCGCGTGGTGGTCCGAGTTCGATACCTACCGCGTGGGGGTGACCAAACAAAGCGAATCGACGATGCACACCTTGTCGAAGCGCGGCCCCCTGCCGGAAGACTTTGAAGACGGTACCCATTGGCACGTCATCGACTCGTTTATTGCCGTGTGGCATGAGGCCAAAGGCGACATCAACGTGCTGAAAATGAACCTGCCAGAAGGGTTCCTGCAACGGCGGTTGGTATGCACCAACTACAAGGCCCTGCGCAACATCATCACCCAACGGGAAGGGCACCGTTTGAAGTGGTGGACCGTGTTCAACGCTTGTGTGCTGGCGCAAGTCCAGTACCCGGAATACCTAAAACCCGGAGTCAAAAATGGCTGACCCTGTAGACCTGTCGGACATTCAGAACGAGGCGGCACACGCGGCGGCCCTGAAGGTCAGAAAACCCGAAGGGCCTAAAGCGGTCGGCCACTGCCTGTACTGCAAGTGTTCTCTCCCCTCCGGTATGCGCTGGTGCGACTCCGGGTGCCAGCAGGATTGGGAAGCAGAGCAAGCTGCTAACGAAAGAAACGGGGTGCGCCGTGGGTGACGTGATTATCCGAACGAAGATCGACGAAGGGGTTAGTATCACGACCCCCGATGGGGTTCCCCTTCACTTGGCCATCGTCGACGGCAGCGGGAAGGTGCTTGCTTCCGGCGGGGCGGTGGCCCATGCGGTATTCAAGGCGTCGATGAAAGCCTACGACGACTTCTGGCAGGGTAGCGGACACTTTCGACAAGGTGCAGATTTACTTCGGGGGCGCCTTCCCCGGATCGCCGAAAGATATAGTCGACCTGCTACTGGTCGCCAAGGGAGGTTCGTCCCGGTATCTGCGAGTCAACCGAAAGACCGGGGCACTGGTCGAAGGTCTAAACCTCAATCACGATGCTCGTCAGCACCGGGGCGGGGCCTTCGATTAGCCCATCCCGAATAAATACGTGGTCGCCGATATCCGCGGTGCCCCGCACCTTGGCCAACCCCCCATCCGGCAGTTGCACCGTTGCGTAGCCGTCCGAATACGCCGTGACAGTGCCGGCCAGCAGAACGGGATCAGGGAACAACCGCTTGAACTGTGCGTAAAAGTTAGACATGGGTTTCCACCAAAATCTGTTGGGAAATGCGCGGTAGCGCGACGTTGACTGACACACTGCGGGTGATCCCTGTCCGTACCGCGCTGCCGTCAAGGTACCGGACGATTTTCCCGGGCACGATCACCCCGGTTGCAGGCAATACTGGCAGTTCAAGCGTAACTTCCGCTACCCTGCCAGTATTGCCGAGGACTGATATGCCGCGCTGGCGTGCCGCCGCGCCTTCCGTTATCAGGCTGTCTACAACCATCGGTGCCAGAACGTCACCGGCGGACCCGGCACGGCGTACCAAGGCCAAAACACCGTCGGAGGCACCACTGACATACACCCCGTTGTAGTTCGGGCGGTCTGCCCACACGATTCCCTCTCTTGAGGTTATATCTGCTGGGAGTTCGTAATCCGGGGTCGCGGCACCAAGATTCCAAGGCTCAACCGGGTACGCAGGCTTGATGAAAAGCGTGTTTGTCACCGGGTCCGGTTGCACATACCCACCGGCGGCTCTGACAATTTCGTTCACCGCCGACACGTAGGTTCCGCGGTGCGCAAACACCCCCGCAGGGATCGTCCAGTCGTCCAGGGCAAAATCGACGCCCCACCCGATCGGAACCCCGTTGTCGGTCAAGACATCGTTGATCAGTTGTTGCGCGGTAAGGGCACCGACGTTCGTGAAATTCCGGATCGGTGCGTAAGGGTCGGACAGAACCGCCGACCGGCCGCGCCCTGTGATGTTGATCTTTGAGTCGCCGAACTGCCGGTCGCGTGAAATGGATTCCGCGAACAGCCGGTAGTGGTTTCCGTTGATTTCGGCGTCCAGTTCCACCGGTGTGCCGTACTCGGACGGCTCAACCAAGGTAAGCGCACTGGCGTGCAGGGAAGCAGAGAACCCCCACGTCCACGAATCCCTGTCCAGTTGGAGGGAAAGCGAGTAGCAAGGGAGTTCGGTATTGCCGTCAACGCGGCGCAGATTGGCGGAATTTATCACGATGTACGTCCTTTGAACCGGGACAACGACAACCGCGGGCGGTGTGCCGCGCGAACACTTGAAAGACAGACCTGTGGAGTTCGCCTGCACCTCCCGGAACAGCAAGGCGACGGCATTGCCGGCGGGCGGGGTGTAGCACGGTGGCTCTGGCGGGGTGACTGAGCCGGTATCGTGCGGCGACACGCCCGCCGCTGCATGGCCGGCTTCTCCCCAGGGGAATACCGTGCTGCGGTGTTGGCGAACCGCTGGCGAGAACGGGTTGCTGGCCCGCACACGTACCGGCCGGGCGGCCTTCCACGGCAGCGCCGGCGACGGCCGGCGAAGTGGAGACAGGCTGATCCAGCGATCGGCATCACGGACCTGGAGCGGCGTGCCTGCTTCAAAGACAGCGCGCAACCCGGGGCGCAGTCGCGGATTCAGATTTGTCCAAAACTCGCCGGTGACCGTAACCTTCGGCACCGCTGCCCGCCACAAGGATGCTGGCGATGCCGTCAAATGGTCGAACAGCCCCCACCCTGCGACTCGATCGGCCGGCAGGGATTTGGCTTCGGCCAACGGCACTGCCGTGCGGACGGTGTATCCCGCCGGGCGGTGCTGGACTTCCGCAACCTGATGGCTGGCCGGATCGGCGTTTTGCCACCCCGCGCCGAGCCGCGCCGTCGGTGCCCGCAACACCGCGTTGTCGATATCGACCGCCAGACTGCCGACCAGCGGCGCGCTGTGCAGCACAGCAGTCAGCGTCAGGTCGATATATTCGACCGGGCCACCAACCTCGCCGAAAGCCAGATCGGTTGAATACGTCTGCGGCCGGGTGAAAGCGAGTTCAGTCACAGGAAATGTGCGAAACGGCCAGCCGCACGAAAGCGCCGGCGTAAAGCGTCACCGCAGGGAGGATCAGTTCCGGCAGCGGATCATCCGTCGCCAGGCCTGCCGTGAAATCGCCAACCCAAGCGCCGTCGCCATCGACCAGGCGGATGCTGGCGACAATCCCCGAGGCGGTGACCTGGGCATACTCGGTGGCGGCCAGCGTCACCCCGGCCGCATCGACGACGCCGCAGGGGTTGGCCAGCACGATATCGACCAGCGCCACGTCGGCACCGTCGAGCAACTGCAGGCGCCCGGGGGTAGTTGCAGCATCGGTGCGGTCGATCAACGCCTGCCGGCGGGCAGCGGTCAGCGCGGGAGATGGGGTCATTGCGCCACCGGGAAGACCGGTCCCTGGACTACCGGCTGAAAGTTGCCGTCCAGGTCGATACCGAGCACGTAATAGCCAAGTTCGTTGTCCGCCACCGAGCGGAATTCATAACTGCTGCCGAGGGCGCGAACCGCGTCAACAGGTGCCATCGTTCGCCCGTTGAGCAACACCACGCGGGTGTTGCTGGCCGTAGCACTGTTCTCGGTGATCGGGCCTTCGATGATCTTGCCGGTGTCGAAGTGATAGGGTTTCCGGATTGGTCCGGTATAGGCCCGCGTGTTCGCCGCGCCAATGGCCACGACACCGATGCGTGAAAGCCCCTGATAGACGCGAACGATATCGTGCGCCACGAATTATCTCCACGGCCCGGTGACATCAATAGCGAAACGGGCCGATGAATCACTACCGGTGGAAATAGTGGTACCGACCATCATCAATCGCCGACCTGGTACGGCATCGGTGACCATCGTGCCGTGTTGTAACGGCCGAACCTGCAGGCAGGTGTAGAACCCAGGAAGCTCTCCGCGGGCTGACGCGCTCGCGATTTCACAAACCAATTTAAGCCGATCCAGGAGTAGCGCGTTATCGCCGCCGTTAGGGTAGGTTAGATTGGTGCCATGGCCGCTTTCGTTAACAGCGGCTAGATAGAAGCACTCGACGGCCCCCCCGATCTGCGTTTGGGCCCGCGCCAGTATGCCGCGATACAGTGATCCACTATCGAGGCCTCGATGGATAGCCGCTCCCGATGAGGCTTGTACCATCGACGCAATGTTCGCGACCGTATTGGCGGCGACAATAACGCAGTTGAACGCATCTCCAGATTTATAGGTAATCGGGTCACCAAAAACGTAGGTCGCACGATTACTTGGAAAGGTCGTTAATGAATCGTACTCTGGGTGAAACGACGGGTAAAAAAGCCGGTCGTCACCCATGATGTGCCACTGGCGCACAGCCGCTGACGCAGCGGCGCTCTTTAACCAAGCGAACTCGGTGCGTTGTGTATCCGTCGGGAACTTCCCGGTGCCGGTATCGACATCGGTCATCGCCTCGTAACCGCGCACTTTCGCCCACTGCCCATAGGTGTCATCCACGCGCAGGTAACACCCGGTCGCCCCGACAGTCGGACTCTTGTAGGCCGCCTTGTTCGTCCCGGAGAAAGCCTTGGTCCAGCCGAGCGGTGCCGTCTTGGTCGACAAGGTGCCGGCGACGGTGGCATTGCCGAACCCGGTGGCATCGACCGATACCGTGGCGCCGTTGATCGCTGTCACCCGCCAGTCGGTGTTGTACTGGTTGTCGGAGGCGCCGCCGAGGCGAATCACCTGATCGACCGTATGCCCTGGTGCGCTGGCGTAGGTGAATACGCCAACCCCGCCAGTGATCACGAAACTGGTGACCGAGCGCAGGTTGAAGCCATTGACCAGGGCGGCATCGAGAACCGCGATCAACGAACCGGCCATGCCGTCCAGCGACGGCGCCCCGGTCTGGTCATAGGCAAGCAGTTTTACGGGCAAACTAGGCATATAAATCTCCGATTAAGCGTCGATGTCGCCGCGGACACCGAGGGTGAAATGGTCGCCGTTGATCGTCGCATTGCCCTGCAGCACGGTGCGGGCGCACCAAACCGGGTAATTGGCCGCGACGGTGTTGAAGCGCAGGACATTGCCGGCCGACCAGCCGGCGCCCCAGCCGAGCGCATCCAGCGTGAAGTAAGGCGTGCCGGTCGCCGGGTTGATCGGCGCCAGGTCATTGGTGATGTTGTGCGCCGTGACGATCTGGCCGACCGTTTCGCCGATCACGTTGACCGTGGTGGTGTTGGTGAAGACGATTTCCCACCGCTCCTGGATCGCCCCACGGTTGGTCACCTCGACCGGGTACTGCGCCTTGTTGTAGGTGCCGGTCGCCGCACTGCCCTGCAGCGCGTCGGACCAACCGGCCCACGTCTGCTGGTCGAAGAAGACCGACACGCGGGCATGCAGGTCGCCGATGATCAGGGCGGACGAGATGAAGCTGCCGAGCGGGAAATCGTGAGTCAGTGGCCGGGTCAGTCGCAGTTCGCCGTTGATCTGGACATCGCTGACCAGGGCCATGTCTTCGATGCGGTGTTCGATATGCACCGGCTGGCTGTAACCAGAGACATCGGTGAACGTCACCGTGCCAGCGTCGAGGTCATGGGTATAGCCGGCGGTGATCGCGTTGCCGTCGTTGCCGACGACCCGAGCCTTGGCCAGTCGCACGCGGCCGACGTTGACGGTCTGCCCGTTGGTGACGGTCTGCGGCGCCGTGCTGGCCTGATGGTGAATCACCGCCACGTCGCCGGCACGGAAGATCGGCACGCGGCCGTCGACCGGCAGGCGCACCGGGTCAAGGCCAAGGATATCGGCGGACAGCGGCAGGCTTGAGGTGGCCACCGCGTTGTACTTGGCGGTGTCCGGCAGGACCATCAAGGGTTGCCAGATCATGCCGCCCACCACCTCGTCGGCGTTGTACCACCATTCGGCCTCATGACCGGCAGCGGTGACCATCTGGCCGAAGCGGACGAAGACAACCCCCGTCGGTGTATCGACCAGACCATCTACCAGGGTGCCGCTGATCGTGCCGTCCGAGCCGGCGGTACCGGAAAGCAAGGCACTGGTGTCGGCCCGGCTGGCGCTGACATAGAGCGAGGCAGATTGCAGCGGGGCAGCGGCGGCGCGGAACTGCAGCCGCCAGTCAGTCCAGATGCCACGCCGGGTTAGCGCGGCCACATTGAGGGCCGGGGCGCCGCCGCCGACGTAATCGGTCAGGGTGATCGTGCTGGTGGCGTAATTGACCGTGCCGGCCACCGTACCGCCGTTGGTCGTGTGGCTTGGGTTGCGGACCAGTGAGCCGGCGCGGTCGACGTAGGTATCGCCGGCCAGTGTAAAGGACAGGCCCCCCGCGACCAGCGAATTGGAGACCGACGGGAGCAGTGCGATTTCCAGCGGCGGCAGCGCGATTGAGATGTTTTGCGCGCCGCCTGTGCTATTGCCGGCGACTCTGTAGGAGGCCGCAATAGCCCCGGTAGCCTGTGCCGTAGCACTGCTGCTCGACCATTCATGCCCGGTCTGGTATTTCTGCGTAACGGTCAGGCTGACCGCCAGCGATACTGCACCGGTGCCGTAGTTAATCGTGCCGGCCACTCCGGATGATGATTGCAGCACCGTGGTCAACAGTGCTGCGGAGGCGGCCCCCCATGTGGTTTTGGTCAGGGTGATGGCTCCGGCGCCGTCATCCTTTAGCGTGTGCTTCATGCCTGTCGTGTCAAGCACAACCAAGGACAGCGACCCCGGCTTGACGGCGTTAGCCAGCGTGAAGTTATTGACGGCTCCGGTCGCCGTGAAGACCTCGGACACCTTGGCACCCTGCTGGTAGTCGACCGACAAATTGCTGGCGCTGTCCGGCAACGCGGACGGCCGCATGACAGCGTAGCCGTTGGCGTAATCGACGTAACCAGTGCCGTCGCCCGTCAGGCCGCCGGTGCCGTTATCAGTCACCGTCTTGGTCACCGAGCCGGCAAGGTATTCGATGGACAGACTCGACGGTTCGATGGCGCCGCCCGGGATGATGAAGGGAATGCTGGCCAGATCGAAGACCGTGCTGCCGACCTGCGATTCGTAATGGGCCGGACTGCCCCACGCATAAAGGATTTGCGTGTCGGCATCGGGCAGCGCAGCCAAGGTCAGGACGGCCGCGCCGGTGGCGTAATTGATGGTGCCGACGCCGGTGCCCTCGTCGCCACCAAGACCGCCGGCGCCGTCGTCGTACAGGCTGTACCACTTGCCCTGTGCCATGTAGGACACGACGGCCGAACCCGGCGCCGGTACCGGTTGCAGCGTCTTGACGTAGCTGTAGCCGCGGTTGTTCAGGGTGATTTCGGTGGCGTCGGTATGGCCAGCGATGACCACGGCGCAGGCCGGCGAGGCGGTGAAGGTCGCCGTGCCGCTGGTGCCGCTGGCGCGGACCAGGGAAACCGCGCCGGTTTCGTAATCGACGCTACCAGAAAAACTGGAAGTTTCGATCAGGGCACCATTACCGTCGTCGGCGATGGTCGCCCCGGCGAAGTCGATGCTGACGCTGCCCCGGGCGATGGCGCGGCCGAAATAGCGAACCGCGGCGACGCCGGCGGTCAGCGACAAAGTGCTGGTAAAGCTCAAGCTGCTGGCGCCGTCGATCGGCACGATGATCGTGCGATCGGTCGCGCAACGGGCATCGACAATCGGTGTCTCGGCCAGTGCCGACGGGACCAGTTGCGTGTAGATGCTCTGCGCCTTGATCGTCAGGTCGCCGAGTGCGGCGGCGATGGCTAGTGGTTGCACACCGTAGTAGTTGGCGGCGTCGGCCGCGATGACTGTGTGAATGCGGGTCGGCGGTGCGAACCACGTAGTCGTGTAGCGTTCCATCGTGGTCGCCGTGAAGGCGTAACGCAGGGCATCGGATATCTCGACCGTGATGATGTCGCGGTAGAAATTTCCCTTGGTGTCCTCAAACAGCACATTCAACTCCCGGCTGATAAAGCGGGACAGGCGGACGTACTGGTACTTGCTGGCATCGGTGCTGGAAATCAGCATCAGCACGTCATCGACGGCCGGCGTGGGGGCCGAGGCTACGCAATGCAACTGGACCGTACGCTGGCCGACCAAATGGTTGCCGTAGAGCATCCAACGCCCTTCGGCCGAGGCCGACAGATAGCTTTCCAGCTTGTTCTGCGCGTCGGTTCGGTGATCGGACCAACTTTCGGTCGAGAACAGAGTGACCGACACCTTCGGATCGGCCGGCGGCTCGGCGACGATGGCGTGCGACCCGTAGTAGGCATCGGTGTTGTCGGTGACCACGCCAGGGAACATTTTGCGCAGTGCGATGCGCCCGTAGGTGCGGTCGAGTTCGGAGATATCCGGGAACAGGTTGTTCGATGCCCCGTCAACGACCGCTTGGCCGGTGGCCATGCCGCCGCCCTCCGGAACGTCGTCGAGGACTTCCGACTTTAGAATTTGGATGTCGCCGTCGAGGATTGCCACAATTAAATCTCCATGAATCTCAGGGTCGTGCTGTACCAATCCGCGCTTTGAATATCCCCGTAATGCACCACAGGGGAGGCGTCTATCGCACTGTCCAAGTGACGGAAAACTACTTGAAAGTCCGTGCCGTAGATACTTAGCGTCATTTCGCGGCCCGCCACAGATGCCCAGGAATTGAGGGTGTTGAGGGTTTCCCTGGACGTCCACGCAGAGTCCGGTGTTTCCGGTTGAAGGGTTATCGGGCGCCCAGACAGTTTTGTTCCGTACTGCAGAAGAAGCGCGCCAGTGACCGAGCGTTCCGCGGATTGCGACACCGGCGACCACGCGAATTCATCGGCCCACAGCAGATCGGGATGCAGATTCAGGGTTGACCCGGCGTATGTCAGGGTAATTGCCATTATGAAAACCTCGTTGCGTCGGATTGGAGTTGTTTAAAGAGGTTGACGAGTTGAGATGCGTCCTTACCGGACGAGACATTCACGGGGGTAGTCCTGCCGGCGATGTTGACGTTAACCACCGTTCCGCCGGTCGGTTGCTGCTGTGCCATTGCCTCCCGTGCTGCGGCGACCATAGTGTTCTGGATATCGTTGAAATTGCCTCCGCGGGCGGATAGTTGGGCTAATTTCATTTGCGTGATGTCGTCTAGGGAGGCCCCCAGATTCGTCGCCTGTCCAGTTGCGAGTTCGTTTCTGGCAAGTGCGATAGCTTCCTCCGCGGCGGCCCTGGAAGAATCCGCGATAAGCCGGTTGTTCTGTTCCGTGGTGTGGACACCCTCGCTGCCGGCTTGAGTACGCCGGCGGAACAACTCGTCGAAATATTTGGCCGCGATCTGAGCTTCCGCAACAGAAGCACCGGACCGGTAGAGGATATCCATTCCGCTCGTTGACCCTCCGGAACGTGCACCTGCGGTACCGGTACGGCCGCTTAAAAACGTGCTGTGGTCGTAGTCAGGGTCGTCAACCACACTCCCACTGGAACCGATACCCGGCATGGTTCCTTCGGTGTTATCTCCGCGCGGCCTCTGTGGTCCGCCTTGGGGGGTTGGGCGTGGAGTAGCATTTAACTGCTCAAGTGCCCCGCGGGCGTTATTCGCCGAACTCGCCAGATTGTCCAACGACCCAGACATATTCCCGAAAGACCCTGCGGACGACTGCGCGGCGTCCGCAGATGCTAGGGTGGCCCACTTCAGTTCATCCAGTCCCTTGGCGGTTTCCCGAGCAATCTGGGCCTCGATTTCCTTAACCTTCACTGAGGCTTCCAGTGCGCGGATTTCGGCCTCTTTGGCCGCGGTCATCGGCCCGTTGGTCTGTAGTTCAACGATCTTTGCTTCCGCGACTAGTTTGGAGGCTGTCGCCTCCGCTTCCTTGGCCTGGGCGACGAGTTGCGACATTTGAATCTCAAGGCGCTTTATCTCGTTCCCGGCACGGGCGGCGGCGGCTTCGTCACCACGGGCGCGGGCAACGTTCTGAGCACTGCGCTGAACCTCAATGGCGAGTCGCAACCCTGCCTGCTCGACGCTTATTTCGCCGAGTTTTGCATCCTTCACGGCCTCACTCTTTTTGATCTGGTCGTCCAGGGCGTCGAGCAATAGCCGCTTTGTCTTGCGGGCGTCTTCCTCCACAACGTTGAGTTGTTCCTGCGAGAGCCTACCCGCCTCCACTTCAGCCCGAACAACCTTCAGGGCTTCCGCGAACTGCTCATTAGCAACCCGCAGTTCCCTCATACGGGTGGAGTTGTCCGCGGTTGTTTCGGCCTGCAGACTCAGCGATTCGGCCAGAACGCGGTTCGCTTCTACCTGTTGGGAAATGCCCTCGACAACTGCTTTTCGCTCAATCAGTTCCTTGTCCAAATCCTCAAGCATCTTCCGGTCGGCATCGCTGGCCGTACCTTTGGCGGCGATGTCCTCAACCCGTTTCTGCGCGCGTTCTTCAAGAACGGCAAGCACGGCCTTTTCCGCAACGAGCAGGCTTTCCAAGGCCGCGCGGTTGGCTTCCGCTACCTTCGTGGCGGTGTTCCTCTTGTCGATTTCATCGCCAAGTGCGTTAGCGGCGGTGATACTCGCCTCGCCAGATGAACGGGTGTATTCGGCCAACTTTCGCTGAACGGTGGCCAAGGTTTCGGCCTGCTTTTCCGCTTTGGTGCTTTGCACCAGGAAGGCCACCATGCCGTTGCTTGCGCCTTCGATAGCCGATACCGCGTACTTCGTGCCGTCCGCCATCGTGACGAATTCCTGGCCGGCGGCCTTGGCTTCCTTGGCCATGTCGCCAAGGGATTTCTGCGCCTGCTGCCCGACCCCTGCTGTTTTTGCTATGCGGGCGTTGACCGCATCAAATTCATCGGATATCTGGGACATCGCCCCTTTTAGGTCGCCCGAGACAATCCCGGCAGTTGTTATGCCGATGGATTTACCGAGTAGTACAAAGTCTTCGGCTAGGCCCTGCACGGCGGCAGTCCCGATGCGGCCTGCTTTCAACAGACCGTCCAGCAACCCGGAATCCCCGACGGCGTTTGCGGACTCCTTCAAGGCGTTCGTGAATTGCCGCCACTTACCAATCAGGGTGTCGTTCTGCTGACCAGACTTGTAGACTTCCTCCAACCCGCGGGCAAGCGCCGGCAATACCTGTTCTGCGGTCAATTTGCCTGAAGAAATTAGGTCGTTCAGTTCGGCCGTTGTGATGCCAAGTTGCTGCGCGGTGACCTGGAAGGCGCCGGGGAGGCGTTCGCCAAGCTGCTGGCGCATTTCTTCCATACTGACAACGCCTTTTGACACCATCTGCGTGACGGCCATCAAAGCGTTTTCAGTCTCCGCGGACGAGGCCCCGAGGACACCCATCGACCCGGAAACGGCTTCAAAGATGCGGCGGGTTTCTGTGCCGGCTAGTGCGGTATCCTTGGTGGCAGCGGACAGGCGAATGTAGGCATCACCTACCCCCGTGATGTCGCTACCAACCCGGTTTGCCACGCCCTTGATGTACTCAAACTCCTTCGCCGCCGCTGACGTGCTGCCGGTGAGGATACGCAGAGTCCGATTCATCGTTTGGAACTCCGCGGTGACCTGCGGAATTCTTGATGCGGCGCCGGTCAGGGTGTTGATGGCTGCGGTGACCCCGTTGAATACCAGGGTGGCAGGGCCGAATTGCCTGAACGCGCCTGCGAGTTCGCTGCCGAACCCTTTGGCGGTCCCTTCCGCGCTACGCAGTTGTGCCTCAAGGGCGGCGATCTTCGCCTTGCCTGCGGTGAACGCCCGGTCGAAGTCCGCACCGGTCACGTTGGCGTCTGCAGCAAGGGTCATCAAGGCTGAATTGATCTTGAGGATTTCAGCTTTGGCCGCGGCAACCGACTTCACGCCTATCACGCCGAACGCTTGCTCTATCCGTTGCGCCGCGGTCTGTGCGGCCGCGCCGGGGGCGGCCATCTTGATCTTCAACTGGTCGGCTTCTGCGATCAGGCGGGCCGTTGACTGCGCCAGCTTGTCTTGCGCGCCCGCTACATCCTTGGTGTCGACCCCCAACTTGTCCATGTGCTGCGACAGTTGTTTGAGGGTCGTTTCCAGTTCTTCGTAGGTCGTCTGCGCCTTGTTCGCGGTGGCCGTTACTTTTGAGAGTTCGGCGTTCTGCTGCCGGACGCTATCCGCAGAGTCCCGGACGGACTCTTTCAGCCGATCGTGTTCCGGAGTGAGGGCGGCCAGCGCTGCTTTCGCGCCGGTGTAATTGGCACTGAGGTCGCGCACCGCCTGTTGCAGAAGAACCAGTACGGCCCGTTGATCGCGGGTGGCGGACTTGGCCCCGCCAATTTCGGCGACATATGCCGACAGCCCCGCCTTGGCGCGCAGCAGTTCAGCATTGCTCAACTGCAGGGCTTCTTGCGCCTCCCGTACCCCGACGGCGTACTGCTGTTCGGCGGTTTTGGCAGCGTCCAGGGTGCCGCGCAGGCGCCCTACTTCGTCGGCCTGCCCCCTGACAGCAAGGCGAGCGGCGTCCAGTTCGCCCTTGGCTACGCTGACAGCGGCAGACACCTCTTTGAAGGCCCCTGCTACATCCTGTTGCTTGGCCAGCGAATCCAGTTCTTTGGATAACCGCTCAAACTCCGGGGCGGCATCGCCACCCTCCCGGCCAAGTTTGTGCAACTCGTTGGCAAGCGCCTTTACACCGTCGGTGCCGGTGGTCTGCGTATCAAGGGTAAGCGTTACGGTACGGGAAGTTTGGCCGGACATTTTCGGGTCTTCAAGTTAATAGGGCGGCCTCCTGCTACGGAAAGCCGCCCTTTGTTGCGTCAGGTACGAATTACGCGGAGCGCAGTTCGACCGTGAACGGTTCGGACTTACCGGCGGGGGTCTTCAGGCGACCCTTGAGTGCGATTTCCGCAAAGTCGTTCTGCAGGAAGTCGAAGGCGCTATCCGGGGTCAGGACGGCTTCCCAGGCATTGACGACGACCGGCAGTTGGTCGGCGAAGTTGACACCGTCCAACTTGAACTGCGCGCGAACCTGGGTCTGCGTGCCGCCGGCGATGCTGGTACCGGAGATGGCGTTGTAGGTGTAGTCGACCTTCAGGCTGGCCGCGTCGGCGATGTCGCCGCCGGCAATGGTGCGGATCAGACCCAGGCGGTAGTTCACTTCGTAGTCTTCGCCGAGAACGTAGGTGGTGGTAGCGGCGGAATTGGTGACAACGAAACCGGAGGTAGCGATGTTTTCGTGAGCCAGTTGGACCCACTTGCCGAGGGTTGCGGTAACAACCTCGTCGGTCACGCTGCCCGAACCTTGGTTCAGGACAGAGGCCGTGCCGAACAGCGCCATCGCAATGGAATCCTTGTTGACTTCTGCGAAGGTCACCGACAGGTCGGACGGCTTCGGCAGCGGCACGGATTCGATCACTTGGCCGTAGGTCGAACGACCACGGGAAACCATTTCCTTGAGGTCGGAATTCGGCTTGATTTCAAACTTGGTGGCCTCGAAAGGGCCTGCCCACTGGTCGAACTGGCCAGTTACAGGGTTGTAGACGCGGGCGTACAAATCGCCGGCGCCAAGGAAACCGCGTGCGCTCATAATTGAATCTCCTAGATAGGTCCGTCGGCTTTTAGCAATACGCCAAAATCACACGCTGCAATCTACTCGCCGTTTAGCACATGCGATACTTAGTGTCAGTTCGCTAAACTAACGGGCGAAAACAGTTACGGGTTGCTTAAATCCTCGACGTACTCGACCGCGAATTCGACCGATGCGGTTACAACCGCCATACCGTCTTCGCGCGGGGCAATCGACCGCCCTTTGTAAACCAGGGCAAACGCCTTCTGGCCGTTGGCCGCAAGGCGCCCATCGAGGGTGAGGTTGCCGCTAAAGACCGCGCGCTTGATATCCGCGATGATCAGGTGGGCCGCGTCGTTGGGGTTTTCTGGATCGCAGGCAGTGTGCCCTTCAACGATGAAGGGTTGAACGATCTTTACTTGACCGACGCTTTGTTTTTGGGGTTCATCATCCCGTTCGATGATGACCGCGCAAGGGAGTTGCGACGGGTCCAGGCGGCGGCGCCCACGTTTTACTTTAAGACCGATATCGGTGGAAAAACCGTTGTCGATCCTGATTGTCTCGACCCTTGCGCTGACTGCCAAGGCGAAATCGTTGGCTATGCTCATTTGATGATTCCTTTTCGGAGTTCGGCGGTTGCTTCATCAAGAACCGCGGTGCCTAGCTGTTCAGCGATATCTGCCTCGCTATCCCGCCAAACGCCCTTCACCACTTGATCGACGGAAGGTCCATATTTCGCTTTCGCCTTACCTCCACCCTTCGGCCGAGACAAGGTGATGAACTTCGACCCGTCTTGGCCTTTCTGGGCCGCCGGTATAAAAAAGACGTGCGAGAACGTGCGGTTCGCGCCGCTTGCTTTGATGGTGGCGCGGATACCTGCCTGTTTGGCGCCTGGGGCGATACCCCGCAGTTCATCGCCTGTTCTGGGCGTCCAGGGCAACTTACCTGCCTTCGGGTTCGGCCGCACATTCGCCTTCAACGAACCGAACTTCTCCGCGTACATAGCGGGGGTCCAGACGTTCGATATTGCCTGCTGCTGCGCCCCGAAATTGGTTAGCAGGGTTCCCCTTACAGGGGCCGAGATGATCGCCACCGTGTCTTTCGGGGTGGCATCCTTCGACACCGTGATCTTTGGGTCGACGTATGCCTCTCGCAAATTGACTTGGGATACGACACCGCGCACCGAGTCTTTGCGGACGGCCGAGGCAATCTTGTTGACTCCGCGAGACACCCCTGCGGTAAATCCGTCTGACGCCCTGTCGAGGTCTTCCGACAGGGCAAGGACTAGATCGGTATCGAGTTTGATTACCGTGGACACAGATCACACTATCCCCGGTCGGAGGATGCAGCGGAGCATGTACCCATTGTCTGCGGCGATCGCGTCGATAACGTAAGTCTTCGGACCTACGGTAAGGGCATCGCCGACGGTCGGGGAGTATTTCTTTTCGATGTTTGCTACATCAACCGTCGCGGCATATTCACTTTGCACGAACTTGTCGTCGCCGATTTCGTAGTTCACCTGGACCCCGTATTCGATGTTCACAGAACACGGGGCCGTGTTACGCAAAACCGCCTGTTCACCCAGGCGGGCAAACAGGCGGTCGTGCATCCGTTGGAAGACGGATGTTGCCGACATTAGACGGTCAGCTTGACGATGGCCTTCGGACGGGTGCAGAGGAACAGCGGATTGGCCTGGGCTTCCATATGGACGGAACGGCCCGGTTCGGGAATCCACTGCTTCGCGTACACCGGCTGGCCGAGGGTGCCGACGGTTTCAACGTAGTCAGCCGGGGCGTTGCGGGAGATAAACAGGTCCAGCACGCCTTCCGGGACTGCGTAGGCTTCCGTGTCGGCAACCTTGACATCAGCGGTGCCGCGGTAGCGTTCCCAAATGATGCCGCCGAACTCAAACTCCATGCGGGGGTCACCACGCAGGGTGTTTGCGGCCAGAGTAGCCAGATAGGATTCCTTGACCGATTTGTGCTCGATCAGATCAGCCCAAAAGGTCTTGCCGCACAGAACGCGGATACCGGAGAAGGTCAGGCCGCCGAGGGCGTCTTCGACCGTTTCCAGCAGTTGCAGGCACTTGCTGCGGATGACAGTCGTATCCACGTCCAGGGCGAAGTCGATGGTGACTTGCGACACGTTGAAGGTGGTGAACAGGTCGATCTGGTTGCCGGCGGCGTCGACGGTCAGGCCCTTGATCGACAACATACGGAAGGATTCCTTCGTATATTCGATGTTGGTACGCATCTTGGCGAGGCGACCAGAAACCAGTTTGGCGACGGTTTCGACTTCCGATTCGGTACCGAAGGCGCGGACGCCCAGGACTTCATCAGCCATCACGTTGTCTTCCGGCTTGAGGTGCGGGACCGAGAAGGTGTGCACCTTGCGGGAACCGTGTTGCATTTGGCTGGCGGGGGCGCCGCGTTGCGAAACCGGGACCAAGGACAGAACGTTGTCGTACTGTTCGACCATGACCGTGGTGCTGATAATGCCTTCAGCGGCGCCGAACCAGCCGAGTTGTTCCAGGCGACCCGGTTGGTACGGGGCGTTCTGGATGGCTGCGGTGAGTTGAGTCAGCGTAAACGCATCGTCCTTGAATACGTCAAGAGTTGCCATTTTGAAAATTCCTTATTGGTAAGTCGGCTGGTTAGGCGCGGGTGATGATGCCGAGGGCCAGCAGATCGGCCTTGCCAGGGGTGTCGAGGCCGGTCAGGCGGATTTCCGCAACCTCGCAATCGCGGACGAAAGCAACCGCCTTCTGATCAACAGCCGCATCAGGGACGGCGGCGTACAGAACGCCAGCGGCGACTTCGGAACCGTCAGAGGCGGCATTGCTGTACGCGACGTACTTGCTGGTGGCGGTGATCTTGCCGAGTACGGTGCCCGCCACCATCGCGCCAGCGGCAGCGGCGATAGTCACTTCACCGCGGCTACGGGTGCCGGAAGCCTCCGAGATAAGAAATTCGCCCGTGCGCCGGGCTTCGGTCATTGCCATTTGCATTACTCCTTATGTTGCGCGGCAGTTTTGGGAAAAATCTTCGCCCAGACGCCGCCGGCGGGAGCGTTGGACTTATCGCCTGCGGACGACTGGACGTTGCTGGTTTTCAGCTTGTCCGCTTCATCTGCAAGCGTGTTCGTAATGCGCGCACGGGCGCTGTCGAGGGTGACACCATCACGAATGAGTTGCCCCGCCATATCCGGCTTACCTGCTACGGTGCAGAGGGCGGAAACTTCATGCGCCACAACCAGGATGGCCTTGGCGTCTTCGATCGTTTTCACGTCTGCGCGGAGGGCGACGGTTGCCGAGTAGTCACCCAGACCCATCGCGGTAGCGGCGGCGTGGATCATGTCGGCCAAGGCTTCGGGGGCGCCTTCCGGCGGGTCTTGCGAATCGTCGGTGGTTTCGTCCTGGGAGGTTTGATCTTCATCGCCCGGTTCGCCAGAATTGGCGACAAACAGTGCGCGGACGTTTTCAGGGAAGCGTTCCACGTCATAGGTGGCCGCGATCTTCAGCGCGGCTTCCATCTCGGTAGCGAAGCCCTTGGCCACCGCGTCTTCGGCGTTGAGCCAACTTTCAGCGTCCAGCAGGGCCTTCACCTCATCTTCGGAAAGGCCGGTGCGGGCAACATAGGTTGCGATCAAGGACGCCCCAATCTTGTCCAGCACGTCCGCCATGTCGCGCAACTCGTCGGCATTGCCGTAGGTGCCAACCAGGGGGTTGTGGACCATCATGAAGGTGTTTTCCGGCATGATGATCTTGTCGCCGGCCATTGCGATCAGGGAAGCGGCAGAGGCCGCAACGCCCATCACCTTGACGGTGATTTCAGAACCGTGCGCGCGAAGGGCGTTGTAGATCGCCAGTGCGTCGAACACAGAGCCGCCCGGAGAATTGATGCTTACCGTGATCGCCTTACCGGCGTGGGCCTTCAGTTCGGCAATGAAGTTTTTGGCGGTAACACCCCACATGCCGATTTCGTCGAAAATCGACACTTCAACAGCGCCATCTGCTTTTGCCTGAAACTTGAACCACGTTTTCATCGAAACGCTCCAAAAGGGTTTACAAACGATTTTCCGTATTTGTAAACTCTAGTTAGCGTTTGCGATACTTAGCGTCAGTTCGCCTTTAGTTCAATGCGATGAATTTCGGCACGGTCAGGGTGTCCGGATCGGATTTCAGGGCCGCCTTTACGGCTTCCGCGATCTGCGTTGCGCTCGGGCCACTGCCGCCACCCGTACTGTACCCAATAGCGATGCCGGGGGAGGCCATGACCGTCCGAACGTCGTAGCCGGCCGGATAGTTGAACGGGTTTGTGCCACTGGCCCCATCGACGTCGAGAATGCCGTTTGCGACTGTCAGCGTGTGGTCTGCCGACTGTGGAACGATGCGCCAGCCGTTGAGCAGGAACAGGTAAAGGGGGATTGCCGGGATGTCGCCGCCGACCGTCTTGAAAGCCGTGGCGTACTGCGCGTTGCCCGACAGAATCCAATCCTTCCAACGGGAGTGCAAGTCGACGAGGTCGAGCGTCACCATCCCCGCCGGCAGGGTGACGTGCTTGGTCGTACCGTCGAAGGTATAGGCCACGTTCAGTCCTTACGGGTTGTTGTACCAGCGTTCCTGGCCGGCGACGAACGAACCGCTGTTGACCGTGGATTGCAGAATGGTTCCGGAGGCGATAGCGACCTTGGCATTGTTCTTGCCGATGGCTACGCCAATCCAGTTTTTGTCCGCTGCCCATGCGTAGCTAAACGACTTGGTGGCCGCGCCGCCCGTCAAGTCTCCGGTCATGTCGTTGTCGCTGGCATCTTTTAGCAGTGTTGCGCTGCCGCCCGGGTACGTGGCTGCGTCGTAAATCCAGAACTTCGCGTTCGCCGCGTCGGCCTGAAGATATGTGTCGAAGCTGAATGTGATCGCTGCCGTATAGGGGTAGGTGCGATACGTGCCACCATCATCGGCTTCGGCCACGTTGTTGTAGCTCGACGCCGAAAGGTTGCTGATATGGATGCCGCCGACCGTCTGCAGCTTGGTCTTGAGCGTGCTGCCGTCCATGAACACCAGGGCCGGGGTAACTTGGCCTGTCTTGACATTGGTCCCGTCAGCGTCGATGTCGGTCGACTTGCGCAACTGCCGCTGCACCCAGGAATACACCTCGTCATAGGTGTGTCCGTTGGCATTGATGGTGACGTGGTAGTTGTACGGGCCGTTGGCGCCAAGGCTGGCTGACTGCGCCGTGGCGTACCAAGTGATCGACATGCCGGTGTAGGCATCAACTGCGGTGTCATCCTGGGTCACCCCGGCGTCGATCGAGTGCGTGACCGGGAAATTGTATTTCTTGTAGGTCAGCGTCGAATACCCGATGTCCGTGTTGCTGGCCTCGTCGTAGGTATAGCCCTGCTCACGCAGGAAGACCTTGATGTAGCTACGGTAGTCGTAGTCTGGGGTGCCGTCGCCGTTGGAGTCGGAGTAAATCTGCACCAGTTCGTTGACCCCGAAGGTGGTTCCGGTATTGACGTGCGTAAATGCTCCTGTACTGGCGTTAGTTGCGCTCGATTGAGTAAAGTACGGGGCGCCGCTGGCCACGTTACCGAGCGTCACGATGCAGGCGAACATGGCTGTGAAAACGCCAGCCGCATTGACGTAGGCTACACCACAGTCACGAACCATCTTGACCGTCGTAGTGTCGAGGAAGGTCCATCCGTTGACCAATTCCATTGATTCGTCGTGGATCATTTCGCGGATCGGTAGCGCGTACTTGATCAGGGTCGCATCAGCCTTGATCGCCTCCTTGATCTTGGAGAACAAGCACTGGCCAGTAACGCCGTCTTTGGCGACCAGGGAGCCCCCCACGACAAGTTGAATGGTTTTGTTCGTTGTGTCGAAACGCAGGTTATTGGTGGCCGAGTTGACCGAATATGTCAGCAGGTCTGGGTCGATGATTTTTGCCATGATGGCTCCTTACGGGTTAC